TAAAACAGCTTTCTCAACTCGCCTCGATCCTGATAGCCAATCGGCTGAAGCTTGGCTTACTACTAGCGGTGGTGGTTTTGTTGCTGCTGGTGTGGGCGGTGGTATAACAGGAAAAGGGGCGCACGTTCTTGTCATCGATGATCCCGTTAAGAATAGAGAAGATGCAGAATCGCAGAATAACCGCGAGGCTAATTGGGATTGGTACACTTCCACGGCATATACCCGACTTGCTCCTGGTGGCGGTGTGCTGGTTATCCTTACTCGCTGGCATGACGATGACTTGGCAGGACGACTCCTTAAAGCAGCCTCTGAAGGGGGGGATGAGTGGACAGTCGTTAAATACCCCGCGATTGCCGAAGATGACGAAAAGTTTCGGGCGCAAGGGGAGGCATTACACCCCGAAAGATACGACGGTGCCGCGCTCAAAAAGATTCAACGGGCGGTTGGACCGAGGGATTGGTCGGCACTATACCAGCAGAACCCTGTCGCAGACGATGGTGACTACTTCTCGCGTGGGATGATTAATTATTATGAAAAAGACGAGGTTGATCATGACCAGATGCGCTACTACTGCGCGTGGGATCTGGCGATAGGTAAACGTGATCGTAACGACTATTCGGTTGGTATGGTCATTGGTGTTGATGACATGGATAAGTTGTATGTCGTTGATGTGGTTCGAGGCCGGTATGACGGGTTTGAACTGGTTGAACGTATCCTCGATCTTTATGAAATATGGAAACCCTCCATAGTAGGTATAGAAAAAGGTCACATTGAAATGGCACTGGGTCCATTTCTTGAAAAACGGGTCAGAGAGCGGGGATTATTTGAGGCTTATTTTAAAGATCTAAAAACTGGTCGGAGAGATAAAGAGGCAAGAGCGAGGGCGATTCAAGGCCGTATGCAACAAGGTATGGTGTATCTCCCCAGAGATGAAGACTTCACGGGTCCATTAGTAGCAGAACTTTTAAGATTTCCAAATGGTGTCCATGACGATCAGGTGGATGCGTTGGCGTGGCTTGGTTTAATGATGACCGAATTTGCAACCTATCAAGCCCCTATTACTAAAATCCCTTCATGGCGCGACAAGTTAGATTATTTAACTAAGCCAAGTCGTGCCGCTAAATCAGCGATGAGTGCATAACTATGGCATATAAGAAACCAACCTCTCGAATGTCGGCAGGTGAGCAACAGGAAATTGCCTCAAAACAATGGGATCGATATGTTCGTGCAAGAGACAACGGACATCTGGAATACATCGAGTTAGCTAAAAAATGTGATGCGTATTATCGAGGTGATCAGTGGGATGAGTCTGATGTTGCACAGCTTGATGCTGAAGGTCGTCCTGCGTTAACAATCAACACTATATTACCAACCGTGAACACGGTGCTGGGTGAGCAATCGACTCGTCGCGCAGATGTTCAATTTAAACCCCGTCGAGGTGGCGAGGCAGAGGTTGCAAATACACTTACTAAACTCTACATGCAGATTGCTGATAATAATAAGCTTGACTGGATTGAGCAGCAGGTTTTCAGCGACGGACTAATTATGGATGGTCGTGGGTTCTTTGATGCACGCATGGACTTTTCTGATCATGTAGAAGGCGAAATCAGAATCACGGCTAAAGATCCGTTGGACATTCTCATAGATCCCGATGCCAAGGACCATGATCCAAAGACCTGGAATGAGGTATTTGAAACCAAGTGGATGACCCTTGACGAGATCGAAGAGTTGTATGGTAAGAAGAAAGCGGAGGAGCTTCGCTTCATTGCCGAAAATGGAAACGGCTTTGGCCGTGATTCAATTGAGTACGAAGAAAATCGTTTTGGTGATCTGGATAGCACCGATGATTATTTAGGTGCTGCTCCACCTGCTGATGAGGAATACCGAAACGTAAAAACACTACGTGTGATTGAACGCCAACATAAGCGCATGAACCGTGTAGATTGTTTTGTAGATCCTATGACTGGAGATACACGCGATGCACCAGAATCCTGGTCAGACAGTAAGCTTAAAAAGTTTGCCAAGCAGTACGGTCTTGATGTTATTTCAAAAGTAAAACGAAAGGTACGTTGGACAGTTACCTGCGATAAGGTGGTCTTGCATGATGATTGGTCGCCTTATAATGATCTGACAATCGTCCCGTATTTCGCCTATTTCAGAAGAGGACGACCTTTTGGAATGGTGCGTAACCTCCTATCCCCTCAAGAGCAGTTGAATAAGATCGCATCTCAAGAACTTCATATTGTAAATACCACGGCAAATAGTGGATGGATGGTAGAAAGCGGGTCGCTGGTAGGTATGAGTTCAGACGATCTTGAAGAACATGGCGCGGAAACAGGATTGGTGTTGGAGTATAACCGAGGTTCTACACCACCAACTAAAATCGCGCCTAATCAGATCCCGACTGGGCTTGACCGTATTAGCCAGAAAGCAGCACTAAACATTAAAACCATTTCAGGTATCAATGACTCGATGCTAGGTTCTGATAGTGCAGAAGTGTCTGGTGTTGCGATACAGGCGAAGCAGAATCGTGGTGCGATAATGATTCAGGTGCCATTAGATAACCTGCGTAAGACACGACAGTATCTGGCAGAGAAGATCTTGGATCTGGTACAGAGTTTTTATACCGAGCAGCGCATCATTCAAGTAACTAACGAGGAAGATCCGCTTCAGCCTCGAGAGCCTATGGTTATTAATCAGATGACTCCTGAAGGTCAAATCATTAATGATCTGACGATAGGTGAATATGATGTTGTTATTGCATCTGCACCCGCACGGGATTCGTTTGATGAAGTGCAGTTCGCTGAAGCACTTAATCTCCGGCAAGTGGGCGTACAAATTCCTGATGATGCCATTATTGAATACTCACATCTGGCTAAGAAAGGTGAGTTGGCGAAACGTATTCGTACTCTTACTGGTCAAGAGCCACCCACACCAGAACAAGCCGAGATCATGGCAATGCAGCAACAGGCAGCGATGCAGCAGTTGCAGCTTGAGATTGCCAAGCTTGAAGCTGAAGTTCGCAAGCTACAGACAGAAGCAGCAGTCAATATCGCCAAAGTACAGGATATGGCTGAGATTGATCCGCAAGTCCGAATGGCCGAATTGCAAGGTCAGCTACAGATGAAGGAGCAAGAACTGGGTCTGCGCCGCGAATTGGCCGATATGACCAATCAGGTTCGCAAGGATCAATCTGATACGAATGCCGCGACACGAATTGCAGCAACTGCGATGCAGACCGCTGCGAAACAGCAACAACCGAAACAAGTTGAAATTGAGAATATGAGATCACCAGAAATGCAATAAGGAGATTGCTTAATGGCTAAGAAAGAGAAAGAAACAACCGAGACAACCATGTTCGATACGATGCCAGGTGCTGATAAGCCAGATAGTGAGGTGAATGATCAGTTAGATATGAACTTTGGAATGGGTGAAGAGGATGCGGGAGAACAGACTGAATCAGTCGATGAGCCTGTGGCTGAAGCAACCGAGGAAATAGAGGCGACAGAAGAGGTTGAAGAGACTGAAGAGGAGCCGCAAGCTGAAGTAGAGGAAGAAGTTTCCGAAGAAACACAGGAAGAAACAGTCGCTGAGACAGAAGAAACACCTCCTGTTGAGGAACCTGTTGTTGAAGAAGCCGTTTCAGAGCCAGAACCACCAAAAGATAAGCCAATGGTGCCGAAATCTAGGCTTGATGAAGTGCTATCAAAGCAAAAAGCCCTACAAAAGCAGCTTGATGACATGAAAAAAGCTCAAGAACCTGCTGTTGATGCCCCAGAAGCCTATGATTTTGATGCTAAAGAGTTGGAATACCAGAATCTAGTCCTCGATGGCGAGTCGAAAAAGGCCGTGGCCCTTCGGCAAGAGATGCGGCAAGCCGAAAAAACTCAAATTGAGTACGAAATGAACCAGAAAATGGAGCAGACTGTCCATCAAAGTCATCAAGCGAATGCATTACAGTCAGCAGCATCTGAATTAGAGGCTAGTTTCCCTGTATTTGACCAAAATTCGGCTGATTATAACGCTGAGTACACGCAGGAAGTCATTGAACATCGTGATGCGTTTATGGTGCAGGGTTTTGATGCAGTAGATGCGCTTTCAAAAGCTGCAAAATTCGTCATTAAGAGCTATGACCTCGAAACTCCTACCCCTTTAGAGTCTAATCAGCCTACTTTATCTGGAAATGCTGCACCTAAAGCCCCTGTTGATGAAGTAGCTAAGAAACGGGCTGAAGTTGGTAAAAAAATTAAGGCTGCACAAGCACAACCACCAGAATTACCAGGTGAGAGTAGTGCATCCCGAGGTGAGAAGGCAATTGATGTGACCACTATGACTGAAGAAGAGTTTAATGCGTTGCCTGAGAAGACACTAGCTCGGTTACGAGGAGATATTTTTTAAATGGGTACCAGCAAGAAAGATCCAAAACTCGCCCGAGCAGGAGTCAGTGGGTATAACAAACCAAAACGTACCAGTGGCCACCCTACTAAAAAATTTGTGGTGGTGGCTAAAGAAGGAAGTAAGACAAAAACGATACGTTTTGGTGATGCAAAAATGACGATTAAAAAAGACCAACCTGCCAGACGAAAATCTTTTAGAGCGCGACATAAATGTGATTCAAAACCGCCTAGTAAGCTTACTGCAAGATATTGGTCATGCCGTAACTGGTGAAAAACTAGCAGTACAATAGATATGAGGAGTTGTCATGCCTTACGTTAAAGGGAAAAAGTATCCGTATACTAAAAAAGGTAAAAAAGCTGCCGCAAATGCCCGTAAGAAAAAGAAAAAATAGCCTTGCCTTTATAAATTAGTATCGCTAATATTAGTATGTGATTCGTGTGCCTAGACGATACATAGGCCGTGTCGTACACGTTAAAACCGTATTCGTCTACAACAGACGTTAAACCTGTCGAGATCGCGTCTCGTAAATCCGCGCTAGTTCGTAACCTCGACGATATGAGGAACGGATTAGCCGCTCCTATAAGTCGGCTACGGATAGGCTTCGGCCTAAAAACTTATACACGCAAAGGAGGCCATCATGGCTTTAACTAATTTTGCGTCGCTGACTTCTAACCAACTAACAGCTTGGAGTCGCGACTTTTGGCGTGTTGCTCGTAATATGTCTTTTGTAAATCAGTTTGCAGGTAGTGGATCAAACGCTATGGTTCAACGCATTACTGACCTTACAAAAGCTGACAAAGGCACTAAAGCAGTGATTACATTGCTTGCCGATATGACGGGTGACGGAATAACAGGTGATAACACTTTAGAAGGTAATGAAGAAGCTCTTAGAAGCTACGACATTACTATCGAGCTTGACCAACTGCGTTTTGCAAACAGAATTCAGGGTCGTCTTGCTGATCAGAAGAGTGTTGTTAATTTTCGAGAGAATTCCAGAGATGCACTAGCATATGCAATGGCTGACCGTATGGACCAGCTTGCATTCCTGACGCTCTCCGGTGTTGGGTATACCAATAAAACCAGTGGTGCGCTACGACCTACGAATGTAGCGGCAGGTCACGACCTGAACGATCTTGAGTATGCGTCTGATGTATCTGCGCCAACTTCAAATCGGCACAGACGCTGGGATGCTTCTACCAACTTGACAGCTGGCGACGTTACAGCCGTTGCTGCTGCGGATACGATTACTTACAAAGCAATCGTTGAACTCAAGGCATATGCGAAGGATAACTATATCCGAGGTATTAGAGGTGCTGGTAACCAGGAAGTATTCCACATGTTTGTCACTCCACAGCAAATGGCTGATCTGAAGCTTGATTCAGATTTCCTTGCTAACGTGAGAAATGCTGGAGTACGTGGTCCGAGCAATGAGCTATTTTCTGGTACATCTAGCTTGATGGTCGATGGTGTGATGGTGCATGAGTTCCGACATGTATTTAATACCGCCAATGCTACAGCTGGAACTAGCTCTAATGCTGGTGCTGCTGGTTACAAATGGGGTGCCGACGCTGATGTAAATGGCGCACGCGCATTATTCTGTGGAGCGCAAGCTCTTGCTATGGCCGATATTGGTATGCCCGAAGTCGTTGAAGATACTTTCGACTACGAGAACCAGTCCGGTATATCAATTAGCAAGATCTTTGGTCTGCGTAAGCCTAAATTCAATTCAGATTACAACGGGTCTACTGAAGACTTCGGTGTAATTTGCCTTGATACAGCCTATTAAGGGGGATTGAAAAATGGCGACATTTACTAGTGGTGCTATTGATGGAAATAGCGCATTTAAAAATTTCCCACAAGGGAATATGGGTGTTCGGATGGCTGAATATACTGTCGCAGCTGCTTTGGCAGGTAGTGACATTATTCAGATGTGCGATGTGTTTGCAGGTGAAACAGTAGTTGGTGTGATGCTAACTACAACTGACCTCGATACCAACGGCTCACCAGCTATTGTTCTCGATGTTGGTTACGGTGGTGCGACTAACGTCTTGATCGATGGTTCGACTGTTGGTCAGGCGGGTGGCACAGCCAGTTCATTTGCAATTGGTAATGCGACGCACGGTTCAACTGCGAGTGCGCCTGTTACTTTTACTTCCGATGACACAATAGATGTCACTGTGGCAACTGCTCCAGGTACTGGTGCAACGTCTGGCACGGTCACGATGTATCTATTCGTTATCTAAAACTGGACCTGCCCCCTTTTCGGAGGGGGCATTTCTTCAAGGACGGAGAAAATGAAAATAATTAGCAATCAAGATTTACGTGTAGCGACAACATGGGGAGCAGTGATCCTGTTTCCAGCCAATGTTGAAAAAGAAGTAGCTGATGAAGTTGGAGTACTTGCTATCCAAATGGGTGCGACTGAGGCAGGTAAGAAAGCGCACAAAATCGAAGAGCCGGATGAGACAGGAGAAGTTGATTGTCTGATAGATGTAATGAACCAGATTATCAAGGCTGCTAATCCGAAAGATTTTAAGGTTGATGGTGTTCCAAAAGCGGCTGTTGTTAATAAGCTTGCTGGACGCACTGTTAGCACAACAGAACGCGAAGCTGCTTGGGAAAAAGCACTTAATAGTTAAAGGTAAATAAATGGCAGTAACTGTAGCGAGTGTCTTATCGCGTGTAGATGCAACTATTCAGGACACATCTAATATCCGATGGCCTGATACTGAGTTGATCCTATGGGTCAACGATGCCCAGCGTGAAATAGCATTACTTAAACCTGAAGCAACAGCAACTAACGCTACCGTTACACTGACTACTGGGACGAAACAGGCAATTCCTACAGGCGGTAACCGTTTGTTAAGTGTTGTACGCAATATGTCAGCTGCCTCAAGCGGTACAGGCGGTAGGAGTATTCGTTTAGTAGGTAGAGATATTCTCGATTCACAAAGTCCTAGTTGGCATGACCCAACAGTGAAAGGAGATGCTGCACATGGGGCTGTTATCAAACACTTTATGTTTGATGAGATTGATCCCCGTAATTACTACGTTTATCCAGGTGTTAAGAGTGGCAGTAACGCTTATATCGAGATCGTTTATTCTAATAACCCCAGCACAGTTAGTACCTCGGATAATCTGGGTGTTCCCGATATCTTTGCTAATGCAGTAATGAATTATGTGCTGTATATGGCGTACATGAAAGATGCAGAGTCAGCAGCAACTAATCAGCGTGCTGCTTCTCATTTCCAGTTGTTTGTAACGTCAGTCACAGGTAAAGCGCAAGTCGATACCGTTGTATCCCCTAATAATGATTTGAGGCCCGTTGCGTAATGGCAACTAACTACGAAGATTTACTTCCAGAGATTTTGCCAATGGTGCCAGGATGTCCTGATACGTTGGTTGAAACAACTATTCGAGCCGCAGTTATAGAGTTATGTGAAAAGGCGGCAGTGTATCAACGAGAGTTGGATACGGTGACTACGGTTGCCAATATTTATGAGTATGATCTCGAACCACCTAGTTCAACTGTGGTTCACAGTATTCTGTGGGTGACGTTTGACGGGGAACATATAGAACCTATTTCCACGACGTTGTTAGAGCAGCGTAAGCCTAAGTGGAGAGATTCTTCATATTACGGTACTCCAGAATATTTTATTAAGGTGAGCCAGTCTCAATTCTGGCTTGTACCTGTGCCTGATGTTACGAAAGTTGGAAGTACGGTTGTCAGGGTGCAATTGAAACCAACATATACCTCTACCGCTTGTGACAGTGAAGTGATGACCGATTATCGAGATACGATAATTAACGGGACATTATTTCGGTTATTACGAATGCCAGGTAAGGATTGGTCAGATCTGACTACAGCGCAAGGCTATGGAGTGTTGTTTAGTAGTGGCGTTGAACTCGCTGACCGTAAAGCAAACCATGATGATATGCCAGTGGCTAGGAAGGTTAAATATGGAGGAGTATTTAGGTCATACCGTCTTCAGAGAAATAGATATGGACGAGAAACCCGCTAATTTAGTTGTTGGCGATATTCGCCAAGAATGGGATTGGGTCAAAAAAGGTATAGAAAGCATTTTACGCTCGTCAAGCCATTTAACTTATCGACCAGAGGATGTGTATGCCGCATGTATTACAAACGAAGCGGTGTTATGGATTTCAGATGAAGGGTTTGTTGTGACGACAGGGCAAACAGATAACTTTACAGGTGAGCGAAGTATGTTTATCTGGTTAGCATGGCGAAAACAAGGAGGTGATCTAATTTCTCGGTATGGTGGGTTTTTAGAGCAAGCTGCACTAGATGCAGGGTTTCTTGCCCTAGAAGCAGAATCCCATCGTGCTGGCATGGAAAAAGTACTTGTTAAAAATGGTTGGGAAGTTCAAACAGTACATTATAGGAAGGATTTGTAATGGGAAGTTCACCTAAACAGAAAGATTATGAAGCAAGTCAGGCTGAAAAATATTCAGCATCAGTTGCAAAGGCTCAGTACGATCATTTCAAACAGAAATTTGATCCGTTACTTATCAATATGCGTGATCAATCAGAACGTCAGGATGTAGCTACGACCCTACGAGGGCGTGCTGGAGCCGATACTATGCAAGCCCTGACCGGCCAGCCAAGTTATCTAAATACACAGAATATAGAGCGCACGGGAGATTTAGCGCAAGCTTATACAGGGCAGTTAGGTGTAGCCGATGCGTCAGCCAAAAAGATTCAAAACACCGCAAAGACAAATGTCTTGGGTGTTGCCAGTGGACAGGCTGCGGATGCCCAGTCAGGTATGCAGTTAGCGTCTAGGTTAGCAACTTCTGAAGCATTAAACAGGGCGAAGGCCAACCAGCAGGTAGCAAATGCGAAATTCGGTGCGATAGGTCAGATTGCTGGGGCTACGATGCAACTGGGTAATGAGACAGGCTTTTTCGGTGACCAAACGAAAGGGTTCGGTAAATTCATGACTGATTTTGGTACTAATCTGGGTTACCAACAACCAAGTAGGAGAGTGTAGGGATGATAGGTTTACCCGCTGGTTGGACCCCTCCTGACGGCACTTATCCTGGTGGATCAAGTGGGGTGAATCTCCCAGCAGTAAATGATCCTGATGCCACTTATGCCAATATCACACGGCAAGAGTACCTTGACTACGTTACAAACTATCGTGATTTTGAGAACCGCTTGATAGATCAAGCAACGACTGATACTTCCCTCATTGATCAGGCGAGAAAAGATGTAGGTGTAGCACAAGGGCTGGCAAAAGGGATTGGTGAGCGTAATCGTAGTCGCTACGGTGCAACTTTAACTCCTGCCCAGAGACAACAAGAGAATCGTGGGTTACAACGTGCGAATACGCTCGGTGGTATTCAGGTAATGAGTGATGCGCGTATTGCACAAAAAGAGGCTAATCAGGCGTTGTTATCTGATTTAATCAATATAGGTCAGGACAAGAACCGAGCGTCACAAAACCAGCTAGGGTCAGCTGCTGCTGATGCTACTGCTCGACAGAATGCCTATGACTCGGCTAAAGCGGCACATAAAGCCCAGACTTATTCTACGATTGGCAGCATTGGAGCCTCTGCGATTTTAGCCGCAGCGGTCTTTTTCTAGGAGTAATTTATGAGTTTGTTGGCTGGTTTTCAACAGGGCTATCGAGGAGCGCAACGTGCGAGTGACGCAAGGACTCGTCAAGAATTAGCTGAACGTCAAATGCAGATTATGGAAGCCGAAGAGGGACGCGCAGCGCGAAAAGCCGCTACTGAACAGGACACGCTTAATGCCGACAACGTCTATTCAGAATATTCGAGTTATGGCTTTATAAGTGATGACGGAAGAAGTATTGACAAAGCCAAAATGCTTAAAGGGTTGGAAAGTG